TATTATGGCAACAGCAAGTGCAGTTGTGACACGTAGAGGCAATGACAGTTTTCGGGGTTTATTCTCTGATACTTGGTCAGTTGTTTGTACTTTAAATGCTGGCTCATTAGTTGATGGCGCTGGTGAAACAGATGATGTAACAGTTCCAGGCGTTGCCTTGGGTGACATGGTTCTTTGTGCATCTTTGGCTGTGGATTTGGTTGGTTTGACTGTGACAGGTTATGTCTCAGCCGCCAATACTGTCAAATTCCGCATCCAAAACGAGTCAGGTTCTACAGCAGACTTGGCATCAGCCACTATGGACATTATTATTGTCCGTATGGTGTAAGGATTGGGGGGACTTGTCCCCCCTTTCTTCATTAAGGAATTAAATGGCTTTGTTCAGATGCAATCAATCAGGTAATGTTGTTGAGTTCAGAGATGACTACGACATTAAAACCATGAAAAAACATCCCGAATACACGGAGGTTGATACTTCTGCTGTTGTGGAGGTTGAGCGTAATGATGGAACAAGGCAGACATTAACTTTGAAGAAACCTATGGGTAGACCCCGTAAGGAACAATTGTTATGAGTGATATTGATGCGAGAGATTTTGGCAGAATAGAAGCCCAAGTTGAGGCTCTGCAAGTGGAAGTTCACCAATTGGCTAATGATGTCAAGGCTCTCCTTGAGTTGGCAAACAAGTCAAAAGGTGGCTTTTGGATGGGTATGACCATCGCTTCTATGGCTGGTGGCGTAATTACCTTTGTTGCTGGAAAGTTACTCCGATGAAAGAAGGTTTGCTCTCAGGAACTGTTTGTCCTGTGGCGACTCAGGATGTTTCTACCAATCTGAAGAACAGAAACCATGCTTTCAAAGAGTATGGATATGGCCCTCCTAATCCTGATGAGCCAAATGACTCTTTTTGGTTGAAGAAGGCAAAGATGTATAACGCCCCTACCAAAGACATTAAGAATATGCTATGTGGCAACTGTGCCGCCTTTATTCAGACTCCTAAGATGATGGAGTGCATCATTGGTGGACTAGAGAAGGATGAGGGAGAGAATGAGTTGTCCTATGACGAAAACTTTGTCAAGGCGGCTGATTTAGGATATTGCGATCTATTTCAATTTACCTGTGCCGCACTCAGAACCTGTGATGCGTGGAAATCAGGTGGCCCAATTACTAAGGAGAAACCATAATGTACGGAAAATCAACCAAGATGACATCCCCAAAAACAACTAAAAAAGACACCAAAAAGAGTGTTCCTATTGCCATTATGGTGGCAGTTGGTAAGCCAAAGGCTATGCCTATGCGTGGTCAGCGTACCGCAACTAACATGATGAAGAAATCAGGGAGAGGCAAATGAGTTCATTATCTGGGGCAAGAACCCTATTAAATGCTGTAACAGCAACTGGTGCTTCTACTGCCGTACAAATTGATGGTGGTCAGCCCGTATTTATGCAAGTCTCTGGAATTACAAGTGCAACTGTTGTTTTGCAAGGTAGTTTAGATGGTACTAATTGGGCAACCCTTGGTTCTGCTTTGACTGCTGATGGCATTGTTACTATTGCCAATGCACCTAAATATGTACGGGCAAACTGTACAGTTTATGTAACTGGCACTATCACGGCTAAGATTCTTTACTAATATGAAAAAGACCAAAGCACAAGCCAAGATTAGTAAAGTCATGCGTGAGTACAAGGCAGGTGATCTGCACTCAGGCAAGGGTGGTAAGGTTGTCAAGTCTCAGAAACAAGCCATAGCAATTGCTTTATCTGAGGCAGGAAAGGCGAAGAAGAAATGAAACAAGGACTTTATGCAAATATTTTGGCAAAGAAGAAAAGAATCGCTGAAGGCTCTGGTGAACGTATGCGTAAAGTTGGTAGCAAAGGTGCGCCAACTGCCAAAGCGTTTATTGAGTCTGCTAAAACTGCAAAGAAACCAAAAAAGGTGAAGTGATGAAAACTCCCGCTTGGCAACGCTCCGAAGGTAAAAATCCTAAAGGAGGGTTGAACTCCAAGGGAAGATCATCTTATAATGCGGAAACTGGTGGTAATTTAAAAGCACCAGTAAAGTCGGGGGATAACCCTCGCAGAGCAAGTTTCTTGGCTCGTATGGCTGGCAACGATGGCCCTGAGTACAAGGATGGTAAACCGACAAGACTGCTTCTTTCGCTCAAAGCATGGGGTGCATCCTCAAAGGCTGACGCAAAGGCAAAGGCTAAGTCTATTTCTGAACGAAATAAGGCAAAAGCGAAATGAGAGCATTATCAGTTGGAGTTAGTCCCACAGCGGCAGTAGACACAACAGTGTATACCTGTCCTAGAGGCTATTACTCTAAATTTACTGTAATGTATATACACAATACAGGCGGGTCTACCAAGCATATAACTGTTCAATGGTTTGACGCAAGTGCTAATACCACTCTTGATATATTGACCCAATACGATTTCTCATCAAAAACCTATTTGCAGTTTGATGGCAATGCCTACATTGTGTTTGAAGAAGGTGATAAGTTAAAAATAACTACTCAGTCTGCAAGTTCATTCAGTTTTATAGCCACATTTGAAGAAGAAGGGTTGACTAGAGCATGACCTACCTAGAACTTGTAAACGATGTGTTAGTGCGCCTCAGAGAACCTGTTGTAACCACTTTCAACGAAACCACCTATTCCACTTTGATTGGCAAATTTGTCAATGATGCAAAGCGTCAGATTGAGGATGCTTTTGCTTGGAATGTATTAGGTCAGACAATTACCCTGTCTACTACTTCTGGCACATATTCCTACTCTTTAACTGGTTCTGGTCAGAAGTTCCAAGTTCAAGATGTGATAAATGCAACAAGCAATGTTGGTATGAAGAATATCGACTTTGTTAGTATGAATCGGTATCAGAACTTCTCTACCCCTATAAATGGTATTCCAACGAATTACGCTTTTGATGGCGTAGATAGTAATGGCGATACTAAAGTAACTCTCTATCCCCGTCCTGATGGCGTGTATAGCATCCCATTTGCTTTAACTATCCCACAAGCCACTTTGACTGCTGATTCAACTGTGGTGAAAGTTCCTGATACTTTGGTGTCTCAAAATGCCTATGCTCGTGCTTTGGTTGAGCGTGGTGAAGATGGTGGACTGTCTTCTTCAGAGGCATATAACTTATATAGAGCAATGTTGTCTGACCACATAGCATTGGAAGGCACACGTTACCCTGAGAATCAGGAGTTTGTCTCTATATGACGCAAAGATTGCAGACCTTTAGTGTTCAAGCGCCAGGTTTCTTTGGGCTAAATACGCAAGACTCACCTCTTACTTTAGAGGCGGGATATGCGGCTATTGCCACAAACTGCGTGATTGACCAATATGGACGTATTGGCGCACGAAAAGGCTTCTCAAGGGTTAATTCATCCTCTGGCAACTTAGGTGCAAACGATATTAAAGTCATCCATGAGTTAGTGCAACTTGATGGAACGCTAACTGTATTGTTTGCTGGAAACAACAAGTTATTTAAGTTGGATGGCTCAAACGCTGTTGTAGAACTCACCTATGGGGGAGGGGGTACAGCCCCAACTATCACAGCAAGCAATTGGCAATGTGCTTCTTTAAATGGAATAACCTATTTCTTCCAATCTGGTTTTGATCCTTTGATCTATGACCCTGCCGTAAGTACTACTACTTATAGGCGTGTGTCTGAGAAGACGGGATATACAGGCACAGTTCCTTTAGGAAATATTGTGATCTCTGCTTTTGGTCGCTTGTGGGTGGCTGATACTACGGCAGACAATGTAACGATTAGTTTCTCTGACTTGTTGGCAGGGCATAACTGGACTGCTGGAACATCTGGAACTCTTGATGTTTCTAGGGTTTGGGCTAATGGTGCAGATCAGATCATGGGGTTGGGCGCACACAATAATTACTTGGTTATCTTTGGTAAACGTCAGATATTAGTCTATCAAGGGGCAACAACCCCTTCCACAATGTCATTGGCTGACACCATAGGCAACATTGGTTGTTTATCAAGGGATTCCATAGTTTCTACTGGTTCAGACATTGTTTTCTTGTCTAACTCAGGTGTGCGTAGTTTGTTGCGTACTATCCAAGAAAAGTCTGCCCCATTACGTGATATATCAAAGAATGTACGTAATGACTTGATGACCTATGTAGCGTCTGAGACATTGGCAAATATCAAGGCTGTCTACTCAGAAGTAAATGCTTTCTATCTTCTAACCTTACCTGTTGCCAAACAAGTCTATGTATTTGATACAAAGGCTCAGTTACAGGATGGTTCATCAAGGGTAACAACTTGGGACTCTATTGAGCCAACTGCTCTTTTGTCTCGCAGAAATGGTGATTTACTGATTGGCAAGAATGGGTATATTGGTAAGTATGGTACTTATCTTGACCATGCTTCTACCTATCGTTTTCAGTATTACACAAACTATGCTGACCTTGGCGATCAGAACATTACATCAATCCTGAAGAAGATTTCAGTTGTGGTTATTGGTGGCACTAACCAAATATTGACAATCAAATGGTCTTATGACTTTTCAGGTCAATATTATGCAACGCAAGCGCAAATTCCTATTTCAACAATTGCAGAGTATGGAATTGCTGAATATGGTGCAAATGGTAGTCCAGTAGCATACTATTCAACAGGCATACAGATTGGAACTTTGATTGGTCAAGCGTCTGGATTTGGCAAGGTTGTGCAAACGGCTTATGAGATTGAAATAAATGGCTCGGCTATCAGCATCCAAAAGATTGAGATTCAGGCTAAAAACGGAAAACTTGGGTAAGGAATAAATATGGCAAATTTACAAGTTATTGAAAAATCAAAGTTTTGCAGTTCTTGTAAAGAAGCAAAGTCTCTATTTGAGTTTACAAAAAATAATGCTACTCCTGATGGGTTGCAGTACAAATGCCGTTCATGTGACCTAGAGTATCAAAAAAACAGAAGAATACAAAACAAAGATCAAATACTAGATTATTCAAGAAATTATCAAAAAAACAAAAGAAAGAATTTTGAGTTTCGTTTGCAAATGCTTTTAAATGCTTCTAAACAAAGATCAAAGAAAAAATCACGAGAAAACAATTTAACCTTAGATGATATAAAAAGCATTTATCCTGAAGATGGTTTATGCCCTATATTTGGTACAAAGTTAATTTTTGGTGACGCTGGATTCAGAGAAGATAGTCCAAGTATTGATCGTATTGATTCAACTAAAGGCTATACAAAAAATAATGTACAAATTATTTCTTGGAAAGCCAACAGAATTAAAATGAATTCATCTGTGGAAGAACTTGAACTAATCTTGGCATACATGAAACAAGGAATTTGACATGAACTATACAAAAACCACCAACTTTGCGGCTAAAGATGCGCTTGCGTCAGGCAATGCTTCCAAGGTTGTCAAAGGTACTGAGATCGACACAGAGTTTACTAATATCCAAACTGCTATCGCTTCCAAGGCAGATGGAACATTTACGAACTTCTCGTTTGTTGAAGCATCTAATGTCTTGTATATCTACAATATAGCAACGCCTGTGGCAAAGATTGATGCCTCTGGTAACTTGACTGTGATTGGCAACATCATTGCGAATGGATCAATGTAATGAAAGCATCAGAAATCATAAAAGCAGATGCGGTCAAGCGCAAAATTGACCCTAATAGGGCGTTACTTGCTGTAAATCAGTCTGTCAAAAACAAGTCTGGCATTTTGATGCAAGAGAATGACTCTGTTCTTTTGGTGCGTAAGATTAACCCAACATCAGCAGAAATTCATTTGTTTACTGAAGACAATCCTACGACATTGGCAAGGGCTGTTATTGGCTTTGTCAAAAGAGGTAAAGCGTTAGGCATTAAAACTGTCTACGGGAAAGCAGATAACAAAGGAATTGTTGAACTGATGAAACGTCTTGGTTTGGATGTACAAGCATCTGACTTGCCACAGTACAACTGGAAGGCAAATATATGAGAAATAGTCTTGCTTTATTAGGTATACCAGACCTCCCCATTCGTGCGTTTCGCCATGTGGGAGACAGAAGAATTCAGCCCCAAGGTGGTGGTGGTGGAATTATTAACGAGATCATAGAAGCACCAGGCAATATTGTTGAAAGTGCATCAGAGACTTTGGCTGATGTTGATGACACAGTAAATCAAGAAATCCCAGGCGGTTGGGCTACTGTTATAAATGTTGCAACAGCAGGACAAGCGACTCCTTATGTCTCAGCGGCTCAAGCGGCAGTTGCATTAGACAAAGGTGCAAGCCTTGAAGATGTTGCTAAAAACTATGCTATTAGCCAAGTTGCTGGTCAGGTTGGTGGTGCAGTAGGCGCAGAAGCGGGTTCTAGTTTTGCTGGCAATGTGGCTAGTGGGACTACTGGTGGGTTGCTAAGTGGCAAATCACTAGAGGAGTCATTACAAGGTGGATTAACAAGTGGCGCAATTA